CCGGATCCTGGCCTGGAGGGCGTGGCGTTTGCGCGGTGGTGCTCGAGCTTCACCACCAGCGGAGGGCAGTGATGGGGCGCGTCCTTCTGACTGTTGCCGAAGCCGCCGAGGCCCTGGGCGTGAGCAAGCGGCACGTTGAGCGGCTGATTGCCGACGCCGACGCCAACCGCAAGAGCCGCTGGCGCTGGGGCCGTGAGCTGATCGACCTGGCGCCGCTGGGCTCCAGCCGCCGCACCGTCAGGGTGAACCTGGCAGCGGTGGTGCCAGGGGCCGCGACCGGGCAAAGTCAACCCATCGGAACGACGACAGCATGAGCACCGACAAACTCAAGCCATGCCCGTTTTGCGGCGGCATTGCAACCCTGGAAGATGAGCGACTGCTCTGGGTGGTCCGTTGCACCGGCTGCGGTGCTTGCGTGTTAGGAGTTCGTGCCGAGGAACCAGAAAAGCAGTTATCAGCGAGCTACTGGGAGATGATCCGCCAGTCGGCCATTGACCGCTGGAATCGTCGCGCCGCTCTGCCCCTGCCCATCGCCGAGTAGCGCCCGCTCCGCAGCTTCTGCCACCTGATGCGGCTGGATGTGCGCCCGGTACGTCTTTGCATGCTGCTGGGGGCTGTGCCCCATGAGCCGCGCAGCGGTGTAGAGGTCGAGCCGCGAGCCGCCCTGGCGCCAGAGCCGCCCCGCGTAGGCATGCCGTAGCGCATAGGGCCGCCACGGCAGGCCCAGCCGCTTGAGCTCCTTCGACAACCATTTGGCCACCTGATCGGGCCGTTCATGCCCGCCGCGACTTTCCATGGTGGGCCGGAGGCGCCGGTCATGCAGCCGAAATTGCTCGACCCATTCACGGTGCAACGGCACCACCGTGCGGAAACCGGTCTTTGTGGCGTCCTGCACCTGGCAGTAGTCCTTGTCGATCAGCTGCGCGCTTTCGATCTCATGGGGCCGCAGGCCGTAGGTGGCCATCATCCCGAAATACCAACTGGCTGGCCCTGCGCCCTCCACCCATTCCATGATCTGGTCATCGGTTGGCACCGCTACCGGCGCCGCTTCCCGGTAGGTCGGTTGCGGCACCTCCGGGAACGGCACCGCCACCAGTCGCGACAGATGCCGCAGCAGATAGAAGAGCTCCTTGTAAGAGCAGCTGGCGCGGTTGTAGCGATCCAAGGCCGCGGCCATGCTCTCGGTGGTGCAGCGGCTGCCGGCTGGGATCTGCCGCAAGCGGCCGAGATAGTTGATCTCCCAGGTCGCCTCTGACGTGCGGCCCAGCGTCACCCGTGCCCGGTACAGCTTGGCGATCGCTTCCCGCCAGGTGATGCCCGTGCTCTCCTCGTCGTTCCAATAGCCCCAGGTGAACGACCCATCCGCCAGCTGCCGCTCAAGAGTTTCGAGCTGCTTGGCGGCCGCCCTGCGGTTGACGGTCGTGTCGTCCAGCCGCAGGGAGATGCGCGACTGCTTCAGGCCGGGGGAACCGTCTCGCCGCGGCACTTTTGCCAAGAGGTAGAGGCGACCACGGAAGGCGTTAACGCTGGCCACGAGCGAGTACGAAACGGACGGGCGGACCGGATGAACGCGATGAACATCCGGTGCATACCTAGCGCATTTCGGGCCGTTTCTGGTCGGTTGCTGGCGGTTCGGCCTTTGCGCTGCCGTCATTCAGACCGCCTCCGCTGCAGTCGTTTTCGGCTTTCCGCCTGGCCAAAACTGCAAGGTAGAGATCTTCTGGAGTTTCGCGGATGTCATATTCCCAGCCCAGTCGCTGCAGTAGTTTTGGGCCGTGGTTCATTATGCGTGCATTGCGGCGGCCGAAATGTCCGTTTCCGAGCTCCACTGGTGGATGAAGCAGGCAACCCGTTACCCGCTCCTCACGCCGCAGCAGGAGCTGGTCTTAGGCCGCCAAATCCAGGCTTGGCAGCAGGCCGAAAAGCCCTCACCAGCGATCGAACGCCGGGGCCGTCGGGCCAGGGATCGGATGGTCGCTGCCAACCTTCGGCTAGTGGTGATGGTGGCCAGGCGGTACCAGCAGCACACCGGCTCAGCCATGGGGTTTGAGGATCTGATCCAGGGCGGAAACATGGGGCTGATCAGGGCCGCTGCGAAGTTCGACCCAGCGCGCGGGTACAAGTTCTCCACCTACGCGTACTGGTGGGTGCAGCAGGGGATCTGCAGCAGCATCGACCGCGAGTCGCGCACGATCCGGATGCCCACCACCTTCGCCCCTCGCCTTCACGCCCTGGGCCGTGCCACGCAGCAACTGGTGGGTGTGCTGGGTCGCGAGCCAACCCGTGATGAGCTCGCAGATGCCCTCGGCATGCGGCGCATTGATCTCGATGCCGTGCTGGCTGTCGGCTCCCGCTGCGCCTCCCTGGACCGGCTGCTGCGGGAGGACGGCGAGACCAGCTGGCTGGAGACCGTGGCAGCTCCGGAGGTGCCGGAGGATCCAGAACAGGATGAGCTACGCGAGCGCCTGCAGCAGCTGCCGCAGGACCTGGCCAGGCTTGTGATCGATGCGCACGGCCTCGAGGGCCAGAAGGTCACGCGCAGGGTGCTGGCCAAGCGCAACGGCTGCTCATCGCATGAGATCACCGGCCGGCTGCAGCTTGCGGAACGCCTGCTGGGAGTGCACACCAGGGCCGGGCCGCCGTCCTGCGAGGCCGATCCGGTGGCACTGGGTCAGCAGCTCACTCTCGTGGACGTAGCAACTCTGCCGCCAGCTGTGCCCGCCAAGAATCACCGGAGGGTTCGTCGCGCACGGCGGCTTGCATCTCCAATTCAGCAACACGCTTTATGGCTTGGCTGAGCAGCTGAGACGTATCCACCCATTGATGCAACATGGTCTCGGCGGTACCAAGCAGCTGATCCGGCGGGAGCTTGCGCAGGTGCCGGATGAACACCTCGCGCTTGAACTGCTTCTCCTCAGAGTGGTTGAGCACGAACCAATCGCCCCAGCCCATGGCCACATCCGGCGAGGATTCCCATCAGTCTGCTGAGGTCTGGCTGCAGGTTGTCGATGAGAACGGTGAGCCGATCTGGCAGGCATGCTGCGGTAGCCATTGCGTGCGTTCACACTCAGGCCTGCGTGCCCTTGAGCTGCTGTCCGCGTTGCTGGTGAGCAAGGGCATCGAGCCGCCCAGCATCATCTGACTTCCTGCAGCACCGACACCCAGATCCGGCCGAGGTCCAGCAACGGCAGGATTCGATCGCGCAAGTCCGCATTGTGGAGGCGGATGCAGCCGAGGGTTGGGTGCAGCTCCTGCCGTGGCGCCCAGGCCCCAGGCCAGCCGCAGGCGCTACCGCCGCCGTGGATCATGATCCCGTCGCGGCCGCTGCTGCTGCCTGGTCCTTCCTGCCCTTCCTGCCCCTGGAGGTCGAAGCTGTACCAGCCATAAGCGCGGCGATCAGCCGAGAAGGTGGCGGATGGATCTTGCTCGTAGTCGCGGTAGACCTTGCCCACCAGGTACAGGCCCGGCGGGGTGTCGCTGCCGGTGGTGTTCCATTCCGCCTCACCACCTTGCCCGCGGCATAGGCAAGGGATGGTCCAGAGCTTCTTGCCGTCATGCGTCCAGGCCGTCATCGCCTCGAGGCGATCGTCCGCCAGCAGGTGGTGATCACCGGGCCGCAGATCGGGGCGCTTCTTGGGGCCGATCAAGCCCGCGGGCCAGGAGGGCACTGCAGGCCGTCCGCAGAACAGCTCGACTTCTGCCGCGCGGCGCCGAACCAGGCCCGGCAGGACACCGCTGCCGCCCTTGTTCCAGCGGGGCAGCTCCTCGCGCACCACAAGCGCAGGATCCTCACCAGCAGCCAGCCGTCTGCGCAGGGTGGAATCAGCCGCGGCACCACCGCCAACGTTGAACACCCAGGAGGTGAGTGCTGCTTGCCGTGGGCCGCTGTAGGCGGAGGCCATGGGCAGCGCCCGGAGCATGGCGGTGTGGGCCTCTTGCAGATCGGCCGATAACGCGGCGTCGGCTTGCTGCTGAGTCCAGATCACACCCTCCCGGATATTGGGACCGGTGTGCCCCCAACCGATGGTCCACGGATCGCCGCCGGTGCCAGGGTCGGGGTAGGCCTCAAGCCGGCACCCCTCGAACTCTTTCACCAGGGGCAGGCAAGGCGTCAGCCAGTCGATGCCTGGCGAGGGTGACGGCTCTGGCTTGGGTGGCGGATCAGCGCGGAACAGCTCGCCGAACTGCTGGCGCTGGTCATCGCTCAGGTGATCATCAAGCCACTCGACAGCCGCCAGCTGGTGGGGGAGATCGATGAACGCCCGGAAGGCATCGACCATCCGAATTGGCTTCATTGCGCCTCAAAGCGGGTGACCTTGATCTGCAGATTGTTCACATCGCCTTCGACCTTTTGCACCCGCTCCTCAATGGCGCCGAACCGCTCGGTGAGCACCTTCTGGGATTGGATCACCTGATCCAGTTGACGCGGCAAGCTGTAGCAAAGGAAACCAATACCACCGACTGCCGCGAGGATCATGCCGCCGGCAGCTTGTGCCAGCGCCTCCTGCCAAAAGTTCCTCATCGCTTCTTTGCAGCTGCAATTCCACGCAGCGCCGCTAAGAACAACTGAATCCATCCGTTTGCCTTGACTTTGGGCGTGAGGCTCAGCAGTTCGGACCCAGCCAGCAGCGCAATCGCAATGCCTGCCACATCATCAGAGGAGAGTGTCATGGATCTGGATCCGCTGCTCCAGGCTATTCAGGCAGCACTGTCTCCAATTCGACTGCGACATTGACAAGCCCACCATCGAGATGGGTTTCCTCTGGCGGCTTGGTGTAGCGCCAGGGACCGAGCGGTGGGGCAGGGTTGCCGTTGAAGACAGCGGACGACAGATCGAACGGCAGCAGCCCACCAAGCTGGCCGGCGTGATGATCGCGGATGGAGGCCGCCTCGGCGCTGGTGATCTCCTGGTACGTGAGCTTCAGCTGGTGGGCAGATGGTGCCAGGCCATGGCGGAACGGCACGTCGGTCAAGCCCCAGGCCTTCTGCTGGCTGATGGGGTACTCGCCGAACGTGAACGCCCGGGCGATCGGCTCAAGGTCGGGGAAGTCAGCCATAGTCGAGCACCGATTCAAGGG